ATAAACATCATTACTTTTATAAAAAGTAGTGTTATTCGTCTTAGGTTTTATACCAGAAACCGTGTAACTTATTCCACTTTCGGAATCTGGAAAAAAAGGTGAAAAGTTTTCCATTATACTGTAGATGATGCTATGATTTGTCTTTTTAAATCAGTATTTAGCCCTGAGTTATATCCTCTCTGAACTATGTTAGAAATACTAATATTTAAAGGTCCAGGTTTACCTGCGGTAATAGATTCCTCGTAATTTATTCCATTTCTATCTGTCCATCCGCCTCTTAAAACAACCAATTCATTTCTTCCGATTATAATATCACCGAATGAATTCAGTCCTATTTGTTGTTCCATCTGAGCTGGTGTAACATTAGTTAAAGATCTCATTAATATCTGATTAGCTTCATTTTTTTGTCCAACGAAGAAGAAAGAAACTGAATCAACTCCTTCAACTGACTCTATTATAGCAATCATATCGGATTTTGGTATAAAATCTCTTCTTTTGAGATTTAACATATAATCGGATATTTTATTTCTGATTTCTTGTCTAATGGTTTCAGGATCAAATCCTTCAAACATCGTAATAACAACATTAGCTACGTACCTAGTTATAACAGGTTCAACTATTTTAACTACCGTCGTAGCAATCATAGATCCAGAATCTTCTATTAAGTTTAAGACACTTAATCTCTGTTGTTGGGTTAGAAGAAAGTTTGATACTGGAATACTAAAATAATCTTCATTTGAACTTATATTTAGTGTAACGTCCGGAACAAGATAAATATAAATGACATTATCATCATCCAAATACTCATCATCAAAAGTCGTAAAGGCTTGAACTTGAGAAAAAACTCCAAGCTTATTAAGGAATATCTCATAGTTAGTAGAATTAGCAAAAACGAAAGATCTAGATGTTTTAGGAGCTACTAATCTAACAAGGTTTAATGGCTCGGGATTAGATCCAAATGAAGGATCAATGGAATTAGCTATTACCAAATAGTTATTAAGGTCAACCTCACTACCAAATAAATCGGTACCAGTTGATACAAATCGATACGTCAACGGAGTATCTTTGGTTGATGCGGCATTTCCAGATACACCTGACGTTTGAAGATATTCTATTCTAATTCTGGCTCCTCTCTGAGGAACCATCCCAAAATTAGAATTTCCGAAATAGACGTCCAGTCCCTCTTGAATACCGGTTCTTACTATAAATCCTTTACCGTTGAGTGGAATATCATACAAAGAATCAAACATCTTCCATTTTTCTTCGTTCACATAGACATCTACGTAAAATTGATCCAGAAAAGCAGCGCTAGCAGAAGGTAGGTTAAAACTCTGGAGAGCTAAACCTGTTCCAGTTACAATTGCAGTTTGGAAATCACCCTGTGCTATTTTAACTCTCAGAGGACTTGAGCTTGAAGCTAATGGAAGAGTAACACGGGTTGAGCCGAATATCATAGAATAAACCTTTCCATTTTGATCACATCTTATCTGAGATTTATTGTTAATGATAACTGCACCCCCACCGACATCAGATTCTCTTCTATTCCAGGATAAAATAACTTCTCCCTGAGCAGTTGATGCTCTTCCAGGATCATATCCAGCTATTCTGGCTAAGCTTCTAATTGAAGAGTCTCTTGATGCCTGTTCTATATTAAGTTCTGTTATAGAATCCTCTATGAAATACAGGATCATCTGAGAAAGGTTTTGAAGAACAAAAAGAATCTGACCCCAAGCCGAAGCTACAGTAAACATGGCAGCAGTCTGATTATAAGTGTCTTGAAGAAAAACGAAAGTATCGTTTAGTAAACCATTAATTAATATGTTGTTCTTTTTAAAAATATTCATTATAGTCAATTAAGTTATTCGTAAAGTAACAACCGGGCTCAATCCACCGTTAGCTGGTATAGAAAAATCTAATGTAGCTATATCTCTTTGGGTTCCGGCGAAAAATTTTAAAGTGTATGTACCACCAAGTTTCTGAAAGAGTGGTATATAAGTTTTTAGAAATAAATCCAATTCATTTCTAATGCTTGTCTCGGAAAGTTCTAGATTGAAGATAAGATCCTCAAGATTGAGACCAAATCGGGGATCACCTAAAACCTCACCCTTATTGGATAAAAGCATCATTTTAAGCTGGCCAACACAGATCTCAACCGGATCTGTAGTTTCAATCTGGAACGGGTTGTAATTTGGATCTAGTGGGTCCCTGTTATAAATCTCTCTCATACCTTTGATATTATATATCAGAAACCAAAACGAGGTAAAATTTAATATAGTGCGAATATCACATATTCACAGCATATTAGCATTTTAATTCCACTGTAAGAAATAAGAAGGTGTGTTTTCACCATTAATCATATCCATGACCTCCTGTAATTCAGCTTCTCCTGTTGATCTGATGTCGCTAGAATTTATCTGAACACCTCCTGGAAGATTGTAGGTAAAAACAGAAAGCATATTGGCCAAAGCAATTTTGGACTTTGCTATACAATATCTTATAAAAAGTTCATCTGCAAAAAGATCATCGTCATTGAGGGATACGAAGCATCTGATATAAACATCAGTTCCACCAACACCAAAACCTTGGGCTAGCTGAGCTTGTCCCTTTCCAGATCTTCCGGGATCTCTACCCAATATTGTTAATTTTTTACTATTTTTATTCCACTTGAAAGCAAATGTGTTTAAAAGATATGCTTTAGCAAGATCAAAATAAGAGTACATTACAGTTCGATAAACGAGATTGTCACCTACAAAAGGTGAAAGTAAAAGTTCAGAACCAAGCAATTTGGAATCACTAAAATCACGATCAGGATTACCTGAAATTCCATATCCACCGACTTCTCTCACTTCGTAAACAGTAACTATGGATTCAGGAAGTTTAATTTGTCGGGTTTGTCTAAACTCTGGATGTTGAAATATCTGGTTAGCTAAAATAAAAACTCTATCTTCTACAGCGTATTGATAATTATCCAAAAACCAAGCTCTGGCCCTTTTGATTATTCTTTTTACCTCATCCTGGTTTAAATTATAGGGTAAAGCACAGCTAAACGATAAAGCATCTTCTATTTCTTGGATAAGCTCTTGTTCTGTCATTTTTTAGATGTTTAATTTTAGAAATTCATGTTTCCGAATTTGGAAACATTGTATTTATCATTAGAATTCTTTAATCTGCTATCTGTAACAAATCTCTGTTTTCTAAAATCTTCCCAGCCCTTAACTTTAAGTGTTTCTTTACTAATTTCGGCTAGATCTCCAACATTACCAGCTCTAAAAACACCACCTATTATTTTACAGTTGATATTCTTACCTTCACAATCAATAAAGCTATCCTCTACTTCATTTTTAAAACCTAATATAGTATTTTTAATTTTTGAAGATTTGATAGTGTTATCAGAAACAACATTACAATCTTCTAAAGAAGATTTTTTAATGTTCGAACCGTATATGTTACAATTCTTAACAATTCCATTTTTTATGTCACATGAAATGAGGTCTAAGTCTTCTAATATAAAAGCTTCTCTACTTCTAGCTTCTTTTAACTGATATCTACCTGTTGTAGTGTCATAGTTAAAATAACAAGATTTAACGTTTCCCTCCACTATTATATCAAAGATCTTATCCCTTATGACAGGAAAATATGTTTTAATATTCTCATCCCAGCCCTTTAAATCAACAAAGACATGAAAATCTGGGTAGTTTCTGAAAAAGAAATCTGGATTGCTAAACGATCTTACAACCTTTGTGTATTGGTTCATAAGTTCTTGCAATTTCTTTAAATCTTCCTTCGTATATCCAGAAATTCTGTGACTAAGGAGATCATAGAGATAAAGAATAACATAATCTATTATTTCCCTTATATCTTTAGTTTTTTTCTGGTAGTCTCTATTACCTAAGTAGCGAAACTCCAGATATCCTTTGGGTGCTTTCGTAAAATTGACGCCATAATACTTATCCTCAGGAATTTTAAACATCTTGGGGTCAATAGTAGTTATATTTTCAACTACAGAAAATCTATTTCTAGGTACTACCCTTTTAATAGATTTAGCATAAACATTTTTATTTCTGTTACCAAACTTCGAATAAATTAATCCCTCATCCAGGCCTAGAATAAATTTTAATTTATCTAGATTTTCTATTCTGTCTTTAACGTCCCTTCTGAATTTATCAAAGCTCACAGAAAATTGAAACGCACATCTGTCATTGGTCCATCCGTTTTCATCGATCCAATTAAGTGACTTTATTAAAACAGGAATAGCCTCATTATACGGGAGAGGTCCAGTAATGAATTCCATCATGTTGCTACCTCCCGAATAATCAGGCTCCAGTTTAAAGGTATTAGCGTCTACAGGTAATTTTGAGTGATATTTCTCCGATACCTGAACTTTTTTGTTTAGAAGTTTTGACAAAGAATCAGCAACTTTGCCCTTCATCATATTTGTATAGAATTCAAACTCGAATCCTATTAAAGAAGAGCTTAGTGCATTGAGTTTATCAAAATGATTTCTATTATCAGTCATTGAATGTTCTAGCGTAAATTTTTCCGCTAGAAGGTTCAACTTCATAAACTAAAACTAGCAGATCATCCCCAGGTTTAAGATTCTTAGATTTCTTTCCAATCTTTTCCTGAGGGACTAAGGCCATTAATCCAAGATTAATTAAGTCAACGAGAATTCCATTTTTTCTTCTGTGCTTAATACGCGCTTCTTGTGGTTCAATAGATCCATCTTTAATTTGATTATCTAAATCTTGGATAATTACATTTCTTTCTAAAGGTTTCTCTAGAGTTAAAGTAAGACGATTGTTATCCTTGATCTCTTTAACGTAAAATTCAATCTCGTCTCCAGGATGGATTGAAGTAAGCTCAGAATCCTCTAAGAATTCTGTTTTATGAATAAGACCAGTGTAAACTTCCTCCCATTCAACAAAAACCCCAAACTCACTAGTTCCAGTAACGAATCCTTTATATTTTTTAGTTAAATCAAGCTCTTGTATCTTAGATTCCATAATTTTACTAAGATACTTCTTGTAAGAAACTATAAAAATGTCCTTAGACTCAACATATCCCTCGATCATAACATGGATTTCTTTACCTAAATATGATTCAAAATCGGTAATTCTGTTTGCCGCAGCTAACGAACCTGGTAAGAAGCACTTAATACCAGAAAGATCTACGATGTATCCGCCCTTATTTATGCTTTCGATTTTTACTCTATAAGCACTGTTTTCTTTTTTGATTTGTTCAAAAAGTTCCAGTCTCAAGCTGTGGATATAATATTCAATAACAGAACCATAATAGTTAGAATTAGAAACTCTAATCCTAGCCTGAACTGTATCTCCGATGTTAAATGTTAAGCCGCTAATATTGAGCTTTTCCGCGTCTTTTTTCTCTTTCTTTAGATCAATGTAGATAGTTTGTCCCGTCGAAGTTTGTGCTAGTGCCTCGTCTTCTTTCAGAACTACAATCCTACAAGAATAAACCATACCTTCGGATAAATCCTTAGCATATTCATCAACTTGGGAGGATCCTGAAAAAAATTGGTTGTAGGAATCTAGCATAGCCTGTGCATAAGGTTCATGACAGAACACCTTGAATCCTGCAGGAACTCTCTTCAATTTCTTGTTGGGTTTGATCCCATTTTGAATGTCCCAGTTAAAGTCGTTTGTTTTTTGTTGGTTTTATTTGTGAAAATAAGTCATATTTTTTTTTT